GCATTGAGTATGTCATCAAGGCGTGAGTCATTGTTGCTATCAAAGTGTGATAGATCATCTTCCCATCGCTCTGCGTTGAGCCATGTAGCAGGGTGAGGAATGAAACGTATCTCTGTGTTGACACTAACTAACTGAAACTTTTGTGCAGCTTCTATAATTACTTCTGCACTTTCTATTTCACACGCTAATGTAAATGCTGCACGCGCTACGCCTTTACCTATTCGTCTTGGGTATGACTGCCAAAATAATTTAAACTCTTCTGAGTCTGGAACTCTTGGCTTTCTTGCCATGTTATTCTCCTTGTATAATTTTCTCAAACTCTTCGCCTGACATGATGACTAAGGTTTGAGGTTTACCCGTTCTTCGTTTGTAAAAGGCTATGTCTCTGCCTTCTAAGACAGTGAATGGACTAGGGAAGTTAGACTTATCTCTGTATTTAACTTCACCTACCAGCCATCGCTGTCCGTCCAGTGTGAGGTGGATGTCTCCGCTCCATTCTCCACCGAGCGCACCGCTAAGGGGGACTCGCTTGCACTCAACGCCGATTGATTTGAGCCATTCAACGAACCATTTTTCATGGTAAGTCCCTTTGTTTTTATTTTTGTTTGCCACTTGTCCTCCTCATAGCAAGGCATGCACAGAAACCAATGCGTCTTAGGATACTTCCCCGACAGTATAGCTACATAGTACCTACACTCTTGATCGCAGTGATCGCAGTAAGCTGACTTACCTTTGTTTGATTTGTAACTCACAGTCTAACGCATCAATCCAGCATGATAACATAAACCCACTAGGTATACGCTTCTGTGTCTCCCACTTTTGCACTAACCCGTCTGAACATCCTATCTTAAAGTCCAAATCATTTTGAGATAGCTTTAAGTCTTTTCGCCTACTAATAAGTTCACCTATTATGTAGTCGTAAGGTTTCATTTTGGTGGGGTAAGTTTACGTTTGTCGTAATTAGGATGGGCACCCATTAATAACTCTAGCATTCTCCATACTTTCTTAGCTGTACTGTACCTTAACTCTGAACCATTGAGAGTTCTGTAATATGTAGAGGTAGGTACACCAGCTTTGATGAAGGCTTTAGCCAACGGTACATTAGCTTCCGCAGCTTTCTTAATTAGCATGTCATAATAACTATCCATGCTATCTAGTACTGCGACTATGCAAACTTGGTCAAGTGCTCCTTGATTAATTGCTTTGCTTTTTCTGTCAAAGAATACTGCATTACTCTGCCTGTACCGGAATGAAATACTAAACCTTCTCGGTTGAAGTAAATGGGATGCATTCGCTGTAGCTTATCTACTGCTGACTGTCTGCTTGTGTTTGATACTTCTGCAAGAGCTTTAGTCGTTATCATTTGCTTGCGTACTTCAAGTATCTTTGCAGCTAACAGTAACTTCATGCGGTGATTCGTAATTGTATTTGCCATTCCGTATCTTTCGTAGGAACCTAACGCCATGATCTATAGCGTATCTTCTAAGGGTTGCTTGTTTAGTATTTAAGATACGAGCCGCTACATCCATAGTGTAATGATTACACAATGATTGCAGCAACTCTATCTTCTCTCGCTTGTGCCTTGCTTTAATCTCAGGCCAAGTCTCAAGATAATTAGCCATCTATATGTGATCTGCTGATATAGTTAACTCATTATTAATTATATCGCGGATCATAGTATCAACTTCGCTTTCTTGTGCGCTAGTTAATTGAGTGTCCTGATCAATTACATTATCTGCTTTGTAATCAACTAATTGTTTCTGCACTTCAGCTGAAACCATTACTTCTAAGTGCTTGTTTATAAGCAACAAAATGTCAGCATTCATTGTAGTTCTCCTGTTTGGGAACGCCGCCTGTTCCAGCACAGTTACGACATTCAAGTAAAGTCGTGTCAATGTAACCACTGGCTACACTGAACGACATTGATACTGGGCGGGATACTATTATGTATCCATCACCTAAGCATTGGTTACAAGTTTCTAACTCGTCAGTAAGGTATGTCATCGTCTATCTCCACTAAAGGCTGTTGATCTTCCCAAGCCTTAGTTGCACGTTGAATGAATTTATCTTTGTTGAAGTTGGGATTGGCTTGTTCCAATTCATCAGCAAAGACATGAAGGTGAGACGGCCAGCTAACTGACCGCCCCAACATATCAGCTACAAAATCAAGCTGCTGTTTGTCTAGTATCATCGTCATCATCCGCATAGTGATGTGTAACTAAGCCATCAACGATAGGGACTAAATCTGCATGACCCTTGCTATACAAACCAATAGTATGCTGAGTCTCTTTGCCTTCATAATCTACAGTAGTAATCTCAAGATCACGACTGCCAAAGTTATTGAATAGCTTGGTAACTTTAAGCTCAACCTTAGTTACATTGTGAATACTTAGTGAATACATGCGCTTTCTCCTTACGCTAGTTCTAGCCATGACTTGTGCTTCATGGCCTTAATGATGGCTGCTTCACGGATACGTCTCGCATTCTCTGGCGACTTGGCTTCGTCCGTGTGTGTAGCCCATGATGTTAAACAGTTATACAAAGCCCACTTGGTATTACCTAACTGCGCTCGCTCATTATCAAAGCCACCCAGTAGATTCTGTAACTGCCTGTCATTAAACTTAGCATGACTTGCCTTGTGTTGTACGTTACATACAGTCTTTTTAAAGAAGGACTCTGCTTGTTCGGTAGTGACAGGTGTACTTCTGTATGCTTCCCATACTCCCTTGCTATTAAGGAACATTTCAAGACCATCAGCTATCTTATGAGCCGAGCTATCTACGCTTACGTTAGTTGTATGCTTGGCCCATGTCTTAGCTACAGTGTCGGCAGTAGTGCAGCCATTGAGACACCACAAACGAAAGCCTTCTGCTGATTGTTGAAAGGCCCAGCTACCATCATAGCTATTGTATGCTTGGACACGGTATTGAATGTAATCATTTACCTCAGCGTCTTCCAACATAATGTCGTTGAACAATACCTCAAGCCGCATCTTAGCACCGTTGTCTGCAACGTGTGTCTTAACGCTGTAGTCTGAGCTAATGTCAGCCTGTTTGATTGAGTCCATGATTGAGTTGACCGCATCACTGTGCGTGATTGGTTTGTACTTAGACTTGTGAGTACCAAGCGATTCACCTGTGTCAGTGCGTATTAGGTTACGCATCTTAGGTATCTCATTGCCACGCATGTCTAAGCATGGCTCCATGTCAATCGCAAAGTCCCAGTCTGTAGTGTTCATAGTATCTAACATTTCAATCTCCATTGATTGCATTTAAAATTAAAATGACCTGCTATCACAACAGATCATCACATCACACACACACACCCCCTCTCCCCTCACTCTCAGAGAAGGGCCTCACCGCAAGCGCAGGGTGTGATATTGTGCGCCTACTGTCCTATCGTAACGCTGTATTACCAGAGAAGGATAAACAACGTTACTACTATGATGGCGATACCACCTAGCCAATCGTCCCATTTCGGATATCTCATTGTCCTATCTCCTTGCCAGATTCGCCGCGCCAGCGGCGAAAAATTTTGGGGCCACCGATTAAGGCAGCCCCGTTGGGTCTTGTTATGTGGTGGATTCAGTCGTGATAAAACGCTGAGTCATCAAAATAAGAATCGGCTAGGTCACCGAAATAATCCGCTGGCTCCTTGTCAAAGTCGGGGTCATCTTCCCATGTGTTGGGTTCTTGTGTCATGCTGCTGCTTGCTCCCATGTGGACAGGTTCTTTTTAGCTGTCTTGTCATCTGCTGTTTTGTCGGGGTCATCGTCATGCGTTTCCTGCAGATCAAATGCCTTGAACTCTTTGCCAGTATTGGCGTGGTGAACATCGGCAAGCGCAGTAAATAGCTGTTGAGCTAACAATAGCTCACTGTGTAGCTGGTCGCATTTAGTCTCAACGCGCTGCTTATCGCCGTCATACTTATCACGTTCAAACATTTTGATTAGTTGGATATTGTGCCGCAACTCTGCCTTGATACCGATAAACTTTTTAACGCGCTCACCGTTTACCTTGGTGTAATAGCTGGTGGATTTGCTATTAATCCTACGGTTAAGGCTATTCAGCAAGCCAGTAACAACGGCGTACTGGCCGGCGCTGTGGGTGTTCCAAGTCTTCTGCTCTCTGCCATATGTGATCGGATCATAGAAATAAGACGATAAACTAGCGGCTAGATTAACCGCTGATACTTCGGTTGCGTTTGCTGCATCAATCGCATCAGCTACATTCTGCGGAATATTCGTAGATTTAGACATAGTTCTCTCCATATATAATATTACATTTGATCCAACCAACTGAACCAAACCAGATTTGTTCCGGCCGATCGGTGGCGGGAACAGGGACCAAGCTCACTTATGGCTCAACCCACTTGGGCGGCCTTCTTAGGCCGTGTATGTCTAGTGCCAATTTGTCCCGCGAGGAATGTCCCAAAGGGACAGGGGAAATTGGTACTAGATATACATTGAGCCATCAGTTAGTGCAGTGTCCCCCGCCGACGATCTGTCGTAACAAATATGCATATATTTATATATTCATTATTCTTTAGCGGTAGAAGGGGGGGAGCGCAGCGATGGGGGATGATCTCGCAAGATCGCCCCCTAAAACAGATGGCGACTAGCCATTCATTTAATCTTGCAATAGCCGAGGAACGAGGGAATGATACCCACCCGCAGGGATAAGACGGCCATAGGTCGGCTTAGTTCATGGGTAGCACGGCCATTGCCCATAACTCTACTTTAAGCAGATTGAACCGCAAATGCGTCAAGCCCTAAAGCCATGTGCATTGGTATGGGTTTGTGCAACATAGGATAGGACAGGATTGACAGACCTGATGCAGCGCTGCTAACCGTGGGGGGGAGAGGGTGAGGGGGGGCAATAGCAGGATATAGATATGTTAGAACAACGTAAATTAACCAAGAAACAGACGTGTCTGGTGGATACGCTCGTAGCGACAGGATGCACATTGCGCGAAGCTGCTACAGAAGCAGGATACGCCGAAGGTGAATCAGGAAGAGTAACAGCAAGCAAAACGATACGCTTACCGCATGTGCAGTCTTACATGATGCAACGGGTCAACGAACAGCTTGGTATGAATGCTACTGTGGCTGCAGCGCGTGTTATGAACTTGGCAACTGGGGCTAGATCAGAGTACGTTCAGCTAGAAGCAAGCAAGGATATATTAGATCGCGCTGGATTTAAGCCGATAGATCGCAGCCAAGTGCAAGTTGCTGGGGACATTAGAGTTAGCATTGACTTGAGTTAGGTGGGGTGGGGTCAAAAACAGGCGACACTTATTAGCTAGAGATCACTCACTCACATTATTCTTAAAAAAAGTACCTTTGCAAAAATATTATTTTGCTCTAGGGGTTTTGTTGAACAGGAGATTGATATGAAGACGGAAACAAAGCGGCCTATGGCTGGTAGGGCTAGAAGTTTATTAAAGAAGGTTAGTGCTGAGATTGACAGCATACCTAAGTACAAGGGTTCTCTTACTGGTCAACCTGCTGAGACACCATTGCAGATGGTTAGTCATAGTATTACTGCTGCTCGTCGTGCCATTCGTTTTCTTAAGGGCAAGCCTTCTGAGTCTTCTTTGGTTTCTAAGCGTAAGAAGCTAGAGGGTATAGTTAAGGACGCGGAGGAGTTTAAGAAGATGGACTTTAGCGGAAAGCCTAGCGGCGAGATGGGCAGGGCGACTACTACTCTAAGCAAGTCTGCTTATTTGAATAAGAAGCGCAAAGAGCGCAATCGTTGAGGGCTGGCGTATTAGCATCGGTATTAAGGATTCATCATGGCAACACCAGCGTGGACACGAAAGGAAGGCAAGAACCCAGCGGGGGGCTTGAACGCAAGGGGTCGGGCGGGAACGGGGATGAAGGCTCCAGTAAAAAGCGGAGACAACCCAAGAAGAGCCAGCTTCCTAGCACGGATGGGAAACATGAAAGGCCCCGAAAGGGACGAAGACGGAGAGCCAACTCGCCTTCTTCTTAGCTTAAGAGTGTGGGGAGCATCGTCAAAAGCTGACGCAAGAGCGAAGGCTAGAGCTATTAGCAAAAGGAATAAAGCAAATGCCTAGTGGTAAAGGAACTTACGGAACTAAGGTTGGTCGTCCTCCTAAGAAACCTAAAGGCAGCAAGAAGAAATGAGTTTGTATGCCAACATTAACCGCCGCAAGAAATCTGGGACTAGTAGGTCTAAGTCCAAGTCTACAGTTAGCGACAAGGCATATGCTAATATGAAAGCTGGCTTTCCTAAGAAGAAAAAGAGTTTGCTAAAGAGATGAGTTTTATATCTACCCTTTCCCTAGCAGAGCTAGATGTACTTAGACAGATAGTTAGAAAGGTTCATCTAACGTATGTGCCGCTGGACTTTGCCACTGACAGGGAATGCGATAAGATGATTGACGGCATGGCCCCTGAGACTGTTGATAGAATGTTGAGGTTCGGTAGACAGTACTGTGGTTGATTTTAAATACAAACCAGACGGAGAAACGCTCAAGGCGTTTATGAAAGACAATACATTCTTTCGTGGCATTCGCGGCCCTGTAGGTTCTGGCAAGTCTGTTGGTTGCTGCATTGAGGTATTCCGCAGGGCGCTTGGTCAAGAAAAGAATAGCAAGGGTATACGCAGAAGCCGATGGGCAATCATTCGTAATACCAACCCACAGCTTAGAACCACTACGATTAAGACTTGGCTTGATTGGTTTCCAGAATCTGATTGGGGTAAGTTTACTTGGTCGGTTCCGTATACTCACCACATTAAAAAGGGTGACATTGATCTTGAGGTTTTGTTCTTAGCTCTTGATAGGCCCGAAGATGTTAAGAAGTTATTGTCATTAGAGCTTACTGGCATTTGGGTTAATGAAGCTAGAGAAATACCCAAGTCTATTATGGATGCGTGTACTATGCGCGTTGGTCGCTTTCCTTCTATGCGTGAGGGAGGGCCGTCTTGGACAGGAGTTATTGCCGATACCAATGCGCCAGAGGAAGATCACTGGTGGCCTATCATGTCTGGTGAGGTTCCGATTCCAGATCACATACCGCGAGAGCAAGCTAAGATGTTAGTTAAGCCTGACAACTGGTCATTCTTTACGCAACCCGCTGGTATGATTGAGGTTAAGAACGACGAAAACGAAGTAGATGCCTATAAGCCTAGTAAGAGCGCAGAGAATACTAAGAACATGATGGGGTCTTATTATCCTAATCTTATTCAAGGTAAGACTAAAAGCTGGATAGATGTTTACGTTATGAATCGCTTAGGTTCTATACAGGACGGTAAGCCAATCTATCCTATGTTTGTTACTGACACACACGTTGCTAAAGAGGAAATCCCTGTTGCTGCTGGTTATCCTTTGTATATTGGTTTGGATTTTGGTTTAACTCCTGCGGCTACTATGGGTCAAAAGGTTAGAGGTAGATGGTTAGTACAGGATGAAGTCGTTGCGTTTGACATGGGTATTGTTAGGTTTGCGGAAGTTCTACGTGAGCAGATTGCTACTAGATTTTCTCAGTGTTCTGAAGTTATTATTTATGGTGATCCTGCGGGTGACTTTCGGGCGCAGACCGACGAATCTACCCCGTTCCACATACTTAGAGGTGCTGGCCTTAGAGCATTCCCCGCCCCGTCTAATTCCGTGGATTTGCGCCTTGAGTCGGTATCTTCGCAGCTTAACAAAATGACAGAGGGCAAACCCGCTTTTCTAGTAGATCGCCGTTGTTCTCAGCTTATCAAGGGCTTTGAGGGTGGATACCAGTATCGCCGCATGGAAGTATCTGGCGAGAGATACGCAGATAAGCCTGACAAGAATATGTTTAGTCACATTCACGATGCACTGCAGTATATGCTGTTGGGCGCTGGCGAAGGTCGGGCCTTGATGAATAATCAAAAAGCGGCTAGGCCATCTGTTGCCAAGAGGGACTTTGATGTATTTGCCAAGCGTAGTAGTCCCAAGCGCAGACAAGGACTATGGGCGCGTATGTAATTGTGCGTTGCTGATTGTTCTGTGTTGTGCTTATCGCTAACCAACAAAGGAGATTGCTATGTGCAAATTTATAAGTAGGCCGCTTAGAAAGTTAGAACAGACTCAAAATAAATTACTTAAGGGTCTTGGTATTAACAGTAATATTTTTGCTGGTGGTTTAGGAAAAGGCGGTGCGCCTATGGTAGATGAAGGGCCAAGCGACATTGAGTCTTTGGCTACTCAAGCTAACGAAGAGTTGGCAGAAGAAAAGCGTAAGGCTACAGAAGATACTATACAGCAAACTACAGCTAAAAGATTTAGAAGCGGATCGCGTGGTCGCCGTTCTTTGCTGCGATCTAAGTCTGGTGGTGGCGCTGGGTTTTATAACAGGTTTCAATTATGATAGATGATCCAATAGCTAAAGGTTACTATGAGCATTACGCTAAGGCAAAAGCCAAGCGTGAAAACTTTATACCTTTGTTTGAAGAATGCTATGAGTATTCCCTTCCTCAGCGTGAGTCATTTTATTATGAGAGCGTAGGGCAAAGACGCGACGATAAAATCTTTGACGAGACTGCCGTTGTTGGTGTGCAAGAGTTTGCATCCCGATTGCAGTCGGGCATTGTTCCTAACTTTGCGCGGTGGGCTGATCTAACTGCTGGCTCCGAGGTTCCTAAAGAACAGCGTGATGCTGTTAATAATGACCTTGATGAAGTCACTGACTATGTATTTGAGGTTTTGCAGAACTCTAACTTTAGCCAAGAGGTACATGAATCCTTTATGGATTTAGCTGTAGGCACTGGC